TACAACGGGTGATATCGCATTAGGAACTAGAACATCTGGTAACTATGTAGCATCTTTAGTAGCAGGTACAGGAATTACAGTTGGGGCAGCAGCAGAAGGAGCTACACCTACGATTACAAACTCTGCTCCTGACCAAACAGTAGTATTAACTGCAGGTTCAAATGTAAGCATTTCAGGAACATATCCTAACTTTACAATTGCGTCTACAGACACAAACACAACATATACAGCTTCTACAGGTTTAACGTTAACAAGCACAGCCTTTAGTATCGATAGCTCAGTAGTAACTTTATCAGGAACTCAGACATTAACAAATAAAACAATAAATGGTTCTCAATTAGTAGATGCTTCAGTAGCAAATGCTAAATTAGCTAACTCATCCATTACTGTTACGGCAGGAACAGGTATGAGTGGCGGTGGAGCAGCATCATTAGGAGGTACAGTAACTTTAACTAACGCAGGTGTTACTTCAAACGTAGCAGGAAGTGGTATTACAGTATCAGGAGCTACAGGGGCAGTAACTATTAGTCACTCAGATACTTCATCTGTTACAAACTTAACTACATCTAGTAGACGATATGTATCAGCTTTAACTTTTGATACTTACGGTCACGTAACAGGATACGAGACTGGTACAGAAACAGTAACAGATACTAATACAACCTACTCAGTAGGTGACGGAGGTTTAACAGCTGTAAACTTTACTACAACTCGTAGAGATAAATTAGATGGTATTGCATCTGGAGCTACTAACGTAACAAATAATAACCAAATATCAAACGGTGCAGGATATATTACAGCAAGTTCTTCAGACACTTTAACTAATAAAGGCGGTAACATATCACAATGGACTAACAACTCAGGATATATTACATCTTCAGCTACATCTTTAAGCCTTACAGGTAACTTAACTGTATCTAGCGGTAACTCAAGCGCCGGCGGTATTATATTAGCAGATGATGGAGATATCGTAGACTTAAATGATTCTTTCTGCGCAATGAGATTTACCGGAGGTGTTCGAGTCCACGCAGGAAATAGAACAGGTGGTGTTGCGATTACATTAGCTGCTGGAGGTAGTATAACAGCAACAGGAGATATAACTGCTTATTCTGACGAAAGAGTAAAAGAGAATATAAACACAATTGAAAATGCTTTAGATAAAGTAAAAGCGCTAAGAGGAGTTACATATAATAGAACAGATAAAGAAGATAAATCTGAAAAGATAGGGGTAATTGCTCAAGAGATTCAAGAAGTACTTCCACAAGTAGTACATGAACAAGAAGATGGTATGTTAGGAGTATCTTACGGTAACATAACCGCAGTACTTATTGAAGCAATTAAAGAACAACAAATACAGATTGAATTACTAAAAGCAGAAATAGAAGTACTAAAAAATAAATAAAATGGGTTTACGTTTAAATGTCGATCTAGAGACGAGCGCAGGACCTTCTCAAGAGGTCTATGCTCGAGTAGAAAGCATCAGTTATAATAAATTTACTGCAGCAGTAATGTTTCAAATTACATACTGGGTAGATCAAAATCATGCAATAAAAGCCACAAAGACTTTTTTGGATGAAGAGCAGAGAAATATGGTAGGTTTAATTTACGATAGAGTAATATACTACCCATCAGAAAGCTCAGATGAAACTGAGATATTTTTACCGCAATACTTAGATGTATTTGCAGTAAATGAAGAAGAGGTAGATATTCCTATATTAGAAGCTAAAATAGTAAAAAGAGAAGTACCCTATGTTAGTTTTGATGAGAATGGAGAAGAGGTAACACTCTACAGAACTATAACTGAAGAGAAACAAGTTCAAGTAGGTGTTAAAAAAGAAGTAAAAAAAGTAATTGATTACGGCGTTTCAAATAGATTAGCAGAATTCACTTATGAAGTTTTAAAAGGTGAGTTAGCAAAATGGTTTCCTAAAGATAATATCGAAACAGTAAAATAAGATGTCAAGAAAAACGTACACAGGAGCAAATATAAATTGGGGATCTTTTGATGAATGGTCAACAGCTGTTTCTTCAGACAGTAATACTTCTATAGCTACCGCAATGGGTAATATGTTCCCGGCAAATACATCTCCTTTTAGTGCAAGTGAATTAGCAAATAGTACGATTTTTAAAGGAACAATAACACCGCAAACAGGAGGAACAGTTTCAATAACTGCACCATATTCTGTATCAGCAACCGGAAGTTCTATTACTGTTAAGAACGTTTTTCTAAACGCATATAATATAACAATAGTAGCAGCCGCTACCTACCCTTGGACATTTTCAGCATGGAGATCAGCTGCAGGAGCAGGCGGTGTTGCAATATCAACCTCAGCTACATTCACTATAACAAACTCTTCTAATGCAGACTACAGTGTATATTACGCATACTTTACAACTACTCACATAAGTCCATAAGCATAGTAGTTGGATATATGCAAAAAAGTTCGTAAATTTAATAATTAATTGACTTAGTTTTGAAAGTAATTTGGGTTTTAGAAAATATTAAAGATGATGAGGGTATCTACGGAAAACTAAACACTCTCATGCTAATTGCTTCCATACAATTATGGAAGAAGAACCACCCCACAGACAACTGCGTACTCTACTGTGATAAATTGACCCTACGTTATTTAGAACGTCTCTCTATAGGTCATTTATGGGATAGTATAGAAGAGTACACTCATACGAGAAACATTGATAGAACCGTTTTTTGGGCAGCTAGTAAAGTAGCAGTCCTTTCCCAACAAACAGAACCGGTTATACTAATGGATAACGATACCTTAGTATACAAACCAATTACACATCTTTTAGATAAAGATACAACATACGTATGTAATTTAGAGAAAGGAAGAGGTTACTACCCAACTGGGTATGATGAAATAATTAAAAAACTAAGTTACCGTCCTCGATGGAAAACTGATTCTCTCTGCGTAGCATTTTTACATTTACCCGATCCGGAATTTACTAAACTGTATGCTAATATGAGTTTAGATATGATGGAAGAATTAACAGCTTTAGGAGCTCCTAATCCTCAGTATTTAATTTTTGCAGAACAATTATTTCTACGACATTTATTAGAGGTAAAACAGAAACCACTAAAAGGATTAATAAAAACATATTGGGATTGTCAGGCATGGGAGTGGGCGGAAGATCATGAAGACGGTCTTTGGACTTATGAGGAATCTCAGCAATATTTTAAACATTACGGACCTTTAAAATCTTGGATTATAAAAAACGAAGGTGACCAGAATTACGATAAGGTAATAAAAGAGTTGGAAAATTGCGTAAATATGCCTAACTTAGACTTATCGCATCTAACGGTTTTATAAATGTCAATAGTAGATTTAAAATTCATACAAGAAAAAATTACTACTAATAACGGGACTCCAATAGAATATAGATGGACTCATGGCGCAACAGACAAACATCTAGGAGACGGTTTATTAGTATATAGCATCATACAAATGATGCGAGCAAAGGTATGTGTATGTATTGGTAGCGGAAGCGGTTTTATCCCCCGTATCATGACACAAGCCAGAATTGATTTATATAACCAAGGTATTTTTGAAGGAAATGGAGACTATAATTGGGGTGATATTGGTACTACTTATCTTATTGATGCTTGTAACGGTATTGGCGGTCCTAACGATTTGGATAATGAAGAATCATTCTTCCGGAAGACGTTTTATCCTAGGTTTATCAAATCGACTTCTGTCGATGCCTATTATGACTTTTTTGTTAAACAAGATATTCAAATAGACTTTCTCTTTATAGACGGAGACCATTCATACGAAGGAGTAAAGACAGATTTTGATTTATACTCTAATATACTTTCAGATCGAGGTATTATTGCTATTCACGACACAGATAAAGAATACGAAAAAGCATTTATTATTTCTGAAGATGCTAAAAAAGATTACCATAAGTTTGACGGACCTTCTACATTTATAGAAGAACTAGGACCGGAATGGAAACTGTTTAACTTCTTTAATGAAGGTATTTTAAAAAGTAAGCCATCTTCTACAGGATTAACATTAATACAACATGCTTAACTTAGTAACAGTCGTAGGACGTAACACCCACATACTACCTCATATGTTAAAACACTATGAAGGTAAAGTAGATAAGATATTTGTAGCTGTATACCGTCAAGATGAAAATGATGGAATACTAGAAGAGGTTTTAGACTTAGGTATTAAACCTTATATTATAATCACAGATCAAAAATACAACTGGGAAAGAGTTACAGAGTTGTATAATTTTATAAAACAAACAAGACCTAAAGACTGGTGGATAGTTGCAGATGATGATGAGTTACAGGTATATCCTTACGAACTGCCCGATATAATTAAAGAGTGTGAAAAACACCATTATGATTTCGTAACAGGAGGTTTTTTAGATAGAATAGGACCTGACGGTATCTTTCCGGAAGTAACTAGAGAGACAGATATACATGCTGCATTTCCATATGCAGGATTTTTTAGATACCCGATGTCAAATGCTTGCCCAAATAAGGTAACACTTATGAAAGGGTATCAAGATGTAACTTACGGACAACACTATGCCGACTTTAAAGACGGTTCAAATAGCTGGGGAAGGTCACACCGAAGAAGGTTCCCAATAGAAGAAGTATTTACTCAAGTACATCATTTTAAATGGGATTCAACCTGTATAGAAAGAATTAAAGAAGTAGCTGATATAGACCAGCCATGGGCTTATTCTCACGAATACTGGACTATGTACGACGCTATTAGAATATGGGGATGGAAAATTGATATATGTAATCCTGAATTTAAAGTTGAAAAATTGAATAATTTTTCGTATATTGATTATATGGATTATTCTAAATGGAATTTATTAAGAGATAAAATTGTTACAATATGAGTAAAATACTAAAACAAGATGAATTAGACCTAATCGCTTTAGAAGAAAGAAAGGTTAGAGCTCTAGAGAAAATTGCAGCATCAGTAGATGCATTAACTATTTGGTTTGAAGAAGTTGACAAAGATGATTGGAGCGAGCGTATCCAGTTCTACTTGAACGAGTTTCATAACTTTCAGAAACCAAAAGATCCAACTATAAATGGATAAACTAGGTATTATAGTACCTTATAGAGATAGACCTCAACAGCTTTATGATTTCAAATTAAAAATTTCTAGTTACTTATTAGCACAAGGTATTAACTACGAACTAATTATCGTAGAACAAGATTCTGATAAGAGTTTTAACAGAGGGAAGTTATTAAATATAGGATTTCAAAAAGCGAAAAGGTTAGAGTGTACCTACGTGTGTTTTCACGATGTAGATATGCATCCTATAAAAGTAGACTATAGTCCAGTAGATAGACCAACACAGTTAGCTAATAGATTTGTATATGAAGAAGGAGTTAAGAGAACAGTAGCCGATGAATACTTCGGCGGTGTTACTCTATTTCCTATTTCTCAATTCGAAGATGTTAACGGATATTCTAATGAGTATTGGGGTTGGGGTTTTGAGGATAATGATTTGTTAGTTAGATGTAGAGAGAAAGGTATACCACTTGCAACAAAATTTTATAAACAAAATGGAGTAAACGGTATAGGGTTAGACTTCAACGGAGAGTCTTCTTTTGTGAGATTACCAAACGTTTGTAATTTTAGGAAACCTCTAACAATATACACTACATTTAAACCTTATAGAATAAAATCAAACCCTGTAGAGATTGCAGATGAACTAGCAGTTTATTCTATCCCAGGACGAGATTTGAACCTCTCTTACAATTCATTTAATACTTATAAGTTTGAGACCTTTGATAAAAACGGAGAACCTCATTCTATCCACTCAAAAAATTTACCTCCCCTATCTGCTAAGAGTATAGTAACTATAAACCCTAAAACTAAAAAGATAGAATTTTATCTTAATGGAGAAAAAGTAGGTACAAAAGGAATAAAAGATACCTTACACCCATATTGGGATCAAAAATATATGTACCTAGGAGTTGGCGATCCTTTGAGAGAAAAGGTTCAAAAGTACTTTTACGGATACATAACAGAGTTTGCAGTATTTAGTAGAGAATTATCTACAGAAGAGATAAAGAGTTTAAATAACAACTCTAGATACAGTCTAACTCAGGAGTTTGATAGATACAGCCCAGGTAATGAACTTGAAGTATATTATGACGGAAGACATACTATTGGGAATACCTTAGTAGATTTAAGTAGGAATAATAAAGATGGTCAATTAATCAACTGCGGGTTAGTAGAAACGTACCAACCTCAAGAATATGTTCAACTAATACCTTCACGTAGGTATAGTACTTTCTCGGTTTTAAATCATAAAGAAAATGGATATAAAGACGGATACTGGGTTAACTGGGCTAGTCGTGAAAATCAGTTAAGGTATTATGAAAAAGTTAAAGAAGGAAGTACTCTTGAAAATGATGGCTTAAACAGCCTTAGATACTCTGTAAAAAGCTTATCAAGTAAGCAGAACTATCACCACTTATTAGTTACGTTATGATAAAACATAAATTAGGAGTTTGTGTTCCTTACCGAAATAGAGAATTACACCTACAGGAGTTTGTACCTAAAGTAGGCAAGTACTTGAAAGAACAGGGTATAGATTTTCAAATGTATTTCTGCCATCAGGTAGATGATAAGTTATTTAATAGAGGAGCTACAAAAAATATTGCAGCTAAACATGCATTTGAAGACGGATGTGATTATATAGTATGGCATGACATTGATATGATCCCGGAAGAGGATTGTGACTATTCATACCCAGAAAACGGACCACGTCACATTGCAACAAAAATATCACAAATGGATTACCAGCTAAAGTATCATGAGTACTTCGGTGGAGCTGTTTTATTTACAAAAGAACATGTAGAAGCTACAAATGGATATTCTAATAACTACTGGGATTGGGGAATGGAAGATGATGATCTATTTTGGAGATGTCATGTAGAAGGTCTTACTAGAAATACGTATTTAGGACCTCGTCCTTTAAAACAGAAGTACTGGAGATTTAATGGCGAAGATTCCTATATGAAGATTCCTTTTCATAGAGAGATGAGAGGAATGACAACAGGTAGTCATACTATTTCAATACTAACAAGAGCATTTCAGCAACCAGAAAAGAATCCTATCTTTTTACTAGGGGATCACAATAACAAGTATGTAGAGTATCCTATCTTTAGATTACCAGGATATGATTACGGAATCTCTTTTAATAACTCTAGAGCTATGACTCTAACTTTTTGGAATAATTTTGATGCTCATAATTACATGTGGGTTAAAAGATATGATAACCAATGGAGTTGGGTTACAGCAGTTATAAATGAAAACACAAAGACAGCTCACTTTTACTTAAATGGGACTGAGGTAGACTCTAAAGGAGGTTTCGGGAGTCCTTCACCATTAGAATGGGAAGGTAAATTAAAAAGCTACGGAAGTAACTCTGCATACTTAGGTATGACTCCTTCTTTAGAAGAAGGGAACCCTGTTAAGTATTTTAAAGGTGATATAGCCAAAGTATTTGCTTGGAAACGAGCTCTAAGCCCTGCTGAAGTAGCAGCTATACATCTAAATTTACCTAAAGGCGATCTTGTATTGAACTTAGATGCTGATTATCCTAGAACAACAGTAGAGAGTTATGGCGTAGAAGAGAAAGAAGAAACATTTAAAATACCTAATTCAATTATACCTTATAGAATTGAAGGTAAGTTCAGATGCTTACCACACCCTGATGAAGGAATTGTAAACGGTAGATTTGTAAAAGGGGATACAACAGCAGCTAATGAAAGACGCTACGTACTTCAGATGCAACAAGGAGAAGTAAATTACAAAGAAGACGGAATAAAACAAGTACAGTATAACCTAGTAGAAGAAAAGAAATTAACTCCTTGGGCTAAAATGTTAAATATAACCCTATGAGTTTACAAGAAGTAAAAAATAAATTAGACGGAGTAGGATGCGGGTTTTGTTTAGCAAAATGGACTCAAGTTACTATGCATTTAGGAATGGGAATGACGCATTCATGCCACCACCCTTCTCCTCATAAAATACCTTTGAAAGAAGTTGAAAGAAATCCTTCTGCACTTCATAATACTTCTTATAAAAAACAGAAGCGTAAAGAAATGCTAGAGGGAGGAAAACCAGAAGAGTGTAACTATTGCTGGAAAGTAGAAGAGAGCTCTAATTCATTTTCTGATAGAGTTTTTAAATCTTCAGAACCTTGGTCAATAGATCAGTTTGAAAAGATAAAAGACGGCCACTGGAGAGATGATTTTAATCCAAAGTACGTAGAAGTATCTTTCTCAAACACCTGTAACTTCAAGTGTGCTTATTGTGGCCCACAGTATTCATCCAAATGGGTAGAAGAGATTGAGAAACACGGGGCATACCCAACTAGCTACAATTTTAACGACATCAGCAATATACAAGCAAGAGGAGAGATGCCTTATAAGCATTCTGATATAAATCCATATGTAGAAGCATTTTGGAAATGGTGGCCGGACTTGTATAAGGACTTACATACTTTTAGAATTACCGGAGGCGAACCTCTATTATCTAAAGATACTTTTAAAGTTTTAGAATACATTCAAGACCACCATCATAAGAATCCAAACTTATCTCTTTCAATAAACTCTAACCTTGGTGTTCCGGATAATCTTATAGATAAGTTTATTGAGATTGCTAAAGACCTTTGTGAAAATGATAAAGTAAGAGAACTTACTATCTTTACTTCAGTAGAAGCTAAAGGAGCACAAGCGGAATATACAAGATACGGATTAGAGTATGATAAATTTTGGGCTAATGTAGATAAGATCTTAACTGCTTTACCGAAAGTTACTATCAATATCATGGCAACATTTAATGCACTTTCTGTATTTAGTTACGATGAGTTAATAGATAAGACTTTTGAGATGAAGAAGAAGCATGCTAACGGACAAAGATACTGGGTATCTGCTCTACAGCTAGATACTTCTTACTTGAGATGGCCAACACACTTATCTGTTAAGATACTAGAGCCGGAACATAAAAACTTAATTTTAAAGTCTGCAGAAAAGTCCTTATATTACGGTATAAAAGAATTTACAAAAGATAATTACGGATTTTCCAACGTAGAGATTCAAAAAATAAAAAGAATATACGACTACGCTATTTCAGAAGATGATTTTGATATAGAAAGAAATAGAAAAGACTTTGTCATATTTGTAGACGAATTAGATAAACGAAGAGGTACAAACTTCTCAGAGACATTCCCAGAACTAAAAGAATTTTATGCTAAAATTAAAAACAGGAGAACCGTGGGTATTTTGGCCTAGTAGTATCTGTGATACTTTTCCTGAACATCCAGGGAATAGAATACTAAGAGGAGATTGTTATTTTGAATTTGATCTTAGGTTTACTTTAAGAGAAGAACCAGTAGAGAGAAAAACAATATTTGCACTACTTCCTAAATACACAGGATTAGATATCCATTCAGAAGGAATGGTTTTTGCATATACGACAGAAGATGATACCTCCTATATCAACTTACCCGCACTAATTAAAGTGGGTGAAGAGGTGTTACTAACTGTAGAACATCAGCCAAATAAGTATTTAAGAATATTTATTAATAAGGAACTAATTGAAGAGATTAATTTAGATAATAAGGTTTTTGGTTTAGACGATAGCCCGCATATTATATTTGGTGCAGGTAATTTTCCTAAAAACAATTTTAACCTAAACTATACAAGTTTAGATCTTCATGAATTTATATTAAAAGGAATAACAGGAGTACTATCTCATCATACTTTTGAGGAGTTTATATTTGATAAGTCTGTTGATATTTCCGGTAACCTAAATTTTATACACAAGTTATAATGGGAGTTTTCGCAAAAAAGGACGAGGAATCGTTCCAAGAATATAGAGAAAGGGTTATTAATAAACTATCCCAATCTTTTTGTGGCGCTAAATGGTACAATGCTACCATCTGGCTAGGTAACGGTACGACAGCAAGTTGTCATCACCCACCAGCACATAAAATACCTTTAGAGGAAGTTGCTAAGTCTTACAAAGCAATTCACAACACAACCTATAAGAAAGCTATCCGTAAACAAATGATGGAAGGAGAGCGTCCTAAGGAGTGTGAATACTGTTGGAAGATAGAAGATATGGGACCTGATAAAGTATCTGACAGAGTTTACAAATCAGTTATCTATACAGATGAAGAACTAAAACAAGCTAAAGGTGAGTTAGGGTATACAGAAGATGTTGATTTAAAAACTTTAGAGATTGCCTTTGACCCTAATTGTAATTTTGGCTGTTCATACTGTAATGCATCTTTTTCAACTACTTGGCAAAACGATATTAAAAAGTTTGGTCCATATCAGAATTTAGTATCTGATGGAGCAGGAGCTTTTCAACATGACGGAAGACATGCAATGCCTTATGGTAGAAAGAACGAAGGTAACCCTTATATAGAAGCTTTTTGGAAATGGTGGGAAGCAGAGTTACAATACTCGTTAAGAGAATTAAGAGTAACAGGCGGAGAACCAACTATGTCTCCAGATTTTTGGAAGTTAATGGATTGGTGGAAACGTAACCCACAATGTGAAGTTCCTTTTGCAGTAAATTCAAACTTAGGACAGAAGAAAGAATTATTAGATGCTCTTATAGAATCTACACATAGTTTTAAAGATTTTAGTTTGTATACTTCTTGTGAAGCAACAGGACTACAAGCTGAATATATTAGATATGGTCTTGAGTGGGAAACTTGGTTAAAGAATATGTACCGAGTTAACGAAGAAGCAAACGTAAAGTCTGTAAACGTAATGATGACTATAAACGGATTATGTTTATTCTCAATCACAGAGTTTATGGATGAGATGATAAAGCTAAAAGCAAAGCATGGAGCTCATGCAGCTATCATGTCTTTTAACATATTACGTTTTCCTTCTTTTCAATCTATTGTAACACTTCCAGTCTATATTAGAATGGAGAGAGCTGCTCATATTGAAAAATGGTTGGAAGCAAATTGGAAAGGTGGTTCTAATGGATTACTAGATATGGAGAGAGACGGTATACTAAGGTTGATTGAATATATTAAACAAGTAGACACAGGTCATGCTTTTACTTCATCACTAGAAAGTAGAGAAAGAGATTTTAAATCTTTTTATCTTCAGTACGACGTAAGAAGAAATAAGGATATAATTAAAGCATTCCCGGAAATTAAAAAATGGTGGGATACTATACCAGAAACTAAGTTAGATGCTTTAAAAGAAGTAATAGACGGAGATGATGCTAAATCAAATAGATACGTACATGACGTTTTAAAGAAAGCTAAAGAAGAAGGTTGGATACTAAACCCACAATGGCATAACCCAGGATCACAAGAGTATATAGAACCGGATAATCAACAGCAAGATGATATGATTGACTTGATTGATTTACTAAAGAAAGAATCTGATCCAAAAGGACCAGGTATAAAACATAAGCTAATATGAAGTTTGCATTCGATAAGTATGTAGATTTAGAAGAATATCCAAAACCTTACCCTCTCCCAAATGGAATGGTAGGGGCAGAAGATTTATCTAGAACTTATAATGAACTATCTAAGTATAATGTATACGGTTTTCTTTTTAAGAAACATTTAGATTACCAAGAACATCATTTCGGACACGACACTGTAGATAACCTTATAAACGGTCCTGAGAAGTTTATGTACTCAATTTTATTGAGAGATAAAACTACTTTTCATAAACTAAGTGATGAGAAGTACTATAAACTTAGCGATAAACTTGTTAAAGCAGTACAGCAAAAACAAGGAGCAATACTTTTAAGTCATCTATTTGAAGGAGATTTTAAGAAGAGAGATTTTAATGAAGTTGATGCTATTAACCAATTTGCATTAAAGTATAATTTTAAAAAAGAGGACATACTAGTGCTTTCTAACAACCTAAAATGGAATTACGAAGAACCAGAAAATGCACTCTTTACGGTACGAACTTGTAACTACTTTTTACTCAACCCATGGTTTATAAAGGAAGACCTTTTAGACGAAAGTAATGATCAATTCTTTCGAATTGGATTTGAAGATAAAAGAAGGTATATAGGTGCATACCCAAAACCTAAAAGATTTCTTTCATTAAATAGAAGACCAAGAACTCATAGGATTGCTCTCTTTACAGAAATAGCAAAGAACCCACAACTACGAGATACATCAGTACTAAGTATGGGAGGACGTGGCTTAGACCCTAACCAAAACTTAGATAAGTACGACTGGGCTAAAACATATAATAACCCTTGGATGACTCTATACGATGCTTTTGTAGCAGATAACTATAAGCATGATAAAAAAGCAGGGATGGAGTTTCTTAGTACGTATGACAACAAGGAAGATTATTTTGTAGATTCTAACTTAGAATATAACCTAGCATTTAATTTAAACGAAACACTTCACTTAAATACATTTGTAAACGTATTTACAGAAACATTATTTGAAGAAGATACTATCTTTTTATCAGAGAAAATCTTTAAACCTATATACTGTCTACAACCTTTTATAGTATTCGGTAACCCTGGTACTTTGAAAGAGCTACAGAAGTTAGGTTTCAAGACATTTGGAGAATTTTGGGATGAGTCTTATGATCAAGAAATCTCTTTTACAAAGAGGTTAGAAAAGATTATAGATATTATGAAAGATCTAGCTAATAAGACCCACGGTGAATTATTACAGATGACACGAGAAATGTGTCACATACTTGAACATAACTACATACATATGGTACAAGCTAGTAGAGCAGAAGTATTTACATTAAAACAAACTCTCAATGAGCAATTCAGTTAAAGATTATAAAAAATCAGAACATTTCTGCTCTGCATTATGGATGCACCTACACGTAGTAAATGACGGTAGAACGTATCCATGCTGTATGACACCTATAGATAACCAGTCTACTCTAGGTAACGTAAATAATAATTCCTTATTCGAAATTATGAATAGCGATAAAGCTAAGTCGATGAGAAAAGGAATGCTAGAAGGTAAACCACTTCCCTCTTCCTGCTCACGATGTGTAAGTAAGGAAAAATCCGGAATGGGAAGTATGCGTATTGGAATGAATGATCATTGGTTTGATGAAGTCGAAGATTTAGTTGAAAATACAAACGAAGATGGGAGTATAGATGAACTAAGACTTCTATACTGGGATTTTAGATTTAGCAACTACTGTAACCTAGCATGTAGAACTTGTTCACCTTTATTCAGTACAGCATGGACTAAAGACTTTGTACAGGTGTTTGGGGACAAGTCTGAACACTTAGGCTTAATTAACTTAGATGGAGCTAATAAATTTTGGGATAATATAGAAGAAACTATACATACAGCTAAGGAAATTCACTTCGCAGGAGGAGAACCTTTAATTATGCCGGAACATTGGAAGCTTATTGAAATGCTTGAAGAAAGAAACCTATACGACGTTAAGTTGAAGTATTCTACTAACGCTACAATGCTTGAGAATAAAGGAAGAAACATAATTGATATTTGGAAGAAATTTAAACATGTCCACCTAAGTCTATCTATTGACGGAACAGGAGATCTTTTTGAGTTAGTTAGACATAACGGTAAATGGGCAAAGACTAGAGAAAACTTAATAAAGATAAACGAAGCTGGTATTGATTTCTGGTTACATCCAACGATCAGCCTTTTGAATATATTTAGAATAGATCAGATGCATAAAGAGTTTTTTGATATGGGTTTAATACCTATTCATAAGAAACCTCACGAAAAATATCCTTTCGATCCAAGCCACTACTTTACAAGTAGATTTCATATAAACCCTGTCTTCTATCCTATGTATTATGCGTTAGAGACTCTACCTAAAGAATTAAAAGAACTAGCAACTGAGAAGATAACTAAGTACGGTAGAAGTATGGAAGCTAAATACGGTATACCATTTTCTGGTTGGGAGTCTTTACTAGATATTATGAATAAGAAAGAAGGTAATCCTGAAATTTTTAATAGGTTTATAACAGTAACAAAAGACTTAGATAAAGTTAGAAATCAAGACTTTTTAAAACTTAACCCAGAATACAAGCCCTACTTTTAATGAAAGATATAGTTTGGAAATTAGATACAACTAAGGACTTTTGTAAAGTAATGAGACAAGAGTATACAACTATTATGACTTTAAACCCATGGGCAGAAGGATCACTAAATAGGTATACAGACTTTACGTCTCATACAGAAAAGACTCAAACAATCCGAGCAATCGAAGATAATAAAACGCAGTTAAAATTTGATGATGTACGTTACTATATAAACGATTATGCAGCTCGCGGTGATTGGAGTATAAACACCCCTCATACAGATCATTTAAAGATAGCTGTATTTGGATGTAGCTTTACATTTGGTGTAGGTATTGACGAAGAAGCAACTTGGCACGCTTTAGTAAAAAAGCAGCTTAAAACAGATAAACCTATCCAGCTGATTAACTTAGGATATCCAGGAGGAAGTATAACAAAAGCTTTGAAACTATTTAAGCTACTTACAGATGTATATACAATTGATATTGCAATATTTTTACTACCTACACATTGGAGAGAAGAATACCCGGAACATGTAAATAAGCTAGGAACAAGTTTTCATAACTTTATACCGAATGTTAGCCCACACGGGCTTGTATTACAGAAATGGGAAGAGTATTATACGTTTGCTACAGAAGAGACGCAAATTTATAACGCTGTAAGAGCAGTTTCGCATATAGATGCAATCGCACAATCTAAGAATATAGAGACTTATTTTAGTACATGGGATTTTCGACTATATGGATACCTAAAAGATAACTACCTAACTAAAAAGCAACTGTTACCGTATTATGAATTTTTAGAAAACCACAAAGGAATAAAAGATGGCTTTGCTAGAGACGGACAACATCCAGGGCCGTTAAGTAATCAACATTTTGCTAATCAAATTTTAGAACACGTAACTACTTTTTCTGAGAAGAGAACAGCTAATAAAAGTACTAAACTAATTTAACCTATTTATATAAAAATATTTAAGAAATGGCAACTAAATACACATTAGCTTTTGACGCTTCAGTAGATCTTGGATCTGTTCGAAAAACATTAGAAGAATTACAACCAGGAGAATCTATTATTACGTATAATACAGAAGAGGCTTTATTTGAAGTATCTGAGATAGTTTCTGTAGAAATAGATCCAGATGTAGATTACGAAAAGTACTACCAGGGTATAAAGATAAATTACCTACCACAAGTACTAACAATTGACTCTATTATCTTTGTAAAAGAAAGCTTAGAAGGAGAAACATTATTAGGATATTTTACAGATGAAGCACCAGAAATAGACGGTATTCCTAATAATAGATTAGTAAAAGTTAAAGCTGAAGAGCATAAGATATTTGATGGACAAAATTGGGTTAATATTGATACGTTAGGAATAATGGCCTGCCAAGGAAGATTAGCACATATTACTGTTGCTAACAACCATTCTATATTTACAGGAAACTTATTAGTATCAGATTATAAAGCAAAATAATACAATGGAAGTAGGTTTTATAGGGATAGGTAAATTAGGTAAAGATGCAGCAGAAGTAATGGCTGAGAAGCATAACGTTGAAGGTTATGATACTAATCAAAGCGTAGCTGCAACAGTTAATTTTCCTATGGTTAATAGTATAGAAGCGTTATGCAAGGGTAAAGACTTAATCTTCATAGCAGTACCAACACCACATCATCCAGATTATGATGGAAGATACCCAACATCTCACCTACCCAATAAAGATTTTGACTACAGCATTGTTAAAGATATCTTAGAAAAAGTAAACGAATATACAACAAAAGACCAACTAGTAGTATTAATCTCAACAGTACTACCGGGTACTATTAGAAGAGAGTTTATACCGTTAGTTAAAAACTACCGATTCATATACAATCCGTATTTGATTGCAATGGGAACTGTAAAGCAAGATATGATTAGACCTGAAATGATAATAGTAGGGACTGAAGATGGAACACAGACAGGAGATGCTAGTAAGTTAGCAGAATTTTACGGAACATTTGTCTACCCTAAGACAAGGTATGAAGTAGGGACTTGGGATGAAGCAGAAGCAATTAAAATATTTTATAATACATTTATATCAACAAAAGTAGCTCTTGTCAATATGATTCAAGATGTTGCCGAAAAGAACGGTAATATGAATGTAGATGTAGTAACAGGTGCATTAGAAAGATCAACATACCGAATACTAGGACCTGCTTATATGAAAGCCGGAATGGGTGACGGTGGCGGATGTCATCCTAGAGATAATATAGCACTGCGTTATATGGCAGAACATTTAGGGTTAGGTTACGATCTTTTTGATTCTATTATGAAAGCAAGAGAGATACAGGCAAAAAACTTAGCAGAAAAGTTGGTTTCTATAGCAAAAGTTCGTAACTTACCTGTAGTAATACTTGGGAAGACTTACAAACCTAAAGTACCCTACGAAGATGGGTCATCCTCTATACTGGTCGGCTATTACGTAGAACAGTTAGGCGTAAGTGTTTGCTACGACTTAGAAGACCCTATCGAAGGTGTTTACCTACTAGGACATTATGGAGAACATTACGATTATAAGTTCCCTAAAGGTTCAATAGTACTAGATCCGTGGAGAAGCTTTAAATCAAACGATATTGAAGTTATATATTACGGTAATACTAGAATAAATGGCTAGAGCTATAATCATATCAGGATTACTTCATAACCTTTCAGATAACTTTATAAGATTTGTAGAGGACATAGGAGAAGAAGTAGATACATACGTACATACTTGGAATGATATAGATAATTTAAGATGGGTAAACAAATTACTAAGGTACCAAGATAGAACAAGAATAACAGTAAACATGGAAACATGTCCTGATTTTGAAAAAAAATATTTAATATTACATTCTACTTATAAAGCAGTTAATCTAATTCCTGATCTAAACAAATATGAAACTATTATTAAATTTAAACCAGATTTAGATACAGATTATATACCTTATAATAAGACAATTGAAAAGTACTATACTGAGGGTTATTTACATTCCTACCCCTTGATGAAAGATAAGTCTAGAGAAGACTTTATTTACGGTAGAGTGTTATATAAGACAATAGATGAACGAATGTTCTCTGCTTATCCTTCAGCAATAGAAAAACTATTTTTAAGACCTTATAACGATTATTTCGATGATATTCATAATCTAGATAAATTTTTACAAAAAAAGTATACGAAAGACTATGAGGGGAGTATACTCTGGACTAATTATATAAAAGAAAGAGAATTAGATATTATACAGGATCTAACACTCCAAATACCAAACTGTAAATCTAAAAGTTATTAAAATGTCACAAGAACAAAAGTTACAACAAGAAGAGATAGACAGTATCAAGATGGTACAGTCTCAAAGAATTAAATTGAACGAAGAGCTAGCAGCAATTTCTTTAGCTGAATTCGAGTTGAAAGCTCGTAAACAATTAGCAGAAAACTTTTACAACTCGTTAAAAGAAACAGAAAAATCCATCGCATCAGACTTACAAATTAAATACGGATTTCAAAAAGTTACTCTAAATCTAGAAACAGGAGAAATATCGGAGGCTTAGAGAATAACAAGTAGAGTGTTTCAGCTGAATACACCTATTTATATACGTAGTTAAATTAAATCTTTTGAAAAGGGTTTCGAATTTATTAAGATATTTATTTTAGAACCCAACTAACAAATAATAGAGACATGGCAGAAACATTAATTTCACCAGGTGTATTAACGAGAGAAAATGATATTTCGTTTATCCAACCACAAGCGGCTGCAGTAGGTGCAGCGTTTATTGGTCCAACAGTAAAAGGCCCGGTAGAGCAACCTACAGTAGTAACTTCTTACGGACAGTACCAAAGATTATTTGGAACCACAATAGAATCTGGTTCTAATAGCTATGAGTATTTAACATCAATCGCAGTAAAGAGTTACTTTGAACAAGGAGGAAACACAGCATTAGTTACTAGAGTAGTATCCGGCTCTTACACAGCAGCAGATAATACTACAATAACAACTGTAGGTGCATCATTTACTAATCCTTTCCAATTGGAAACATTAGGCAAAGGCGCTATCTATAATAATGCAACTGGATCTGCTTCAACAACAGCTGCTCATAACGCAGACGGATCTCTTGCTTTAGGTAATACTGATAATATTAGATACGAAATCGTAAACGTTAATAATACTAGCGGTACATTCTCATTATTAGTACGTAGAGGAGATGATAGTAGAAAAAATAAGATTATCTTAGAAACATTCAACGATCTATCATTAGACCCAAATTCAGAAAATTATATCGAAAGAGTAATTGGTAACCAAGCTGTATCAAAAACAGTAGAAGGTTCAGAAGTATTTGTTAGTACAACAGGGGAATATGTAAACAAATCTAACTATATTAGAGTAAAGGCGGTAAGTCGTCCAACTTTAAACTACTTAGCTAACGATGGTGTAACAGTTAATAGCTTAGCCGGAGTTTCTCTTTCAGGATCTCTACCGGTAGCTCAGTCAGGTTCATTCTATAATGCAACAGGCTCACCATTTGCAGGAAAAGGAGAAGGAGCTAAGTTCTTCAAGTATATCACTAATACAGATACACAAGGTTTAGTAGCAGCAAATTATGCAGATGCTATTTCAATCTTAAATAACAGAGACGAATACCAATTCAACATAGTAACAGCACCGGGTCTTGTTTATGACTTCGGTACACATAAAACACAATTAGATTCTATCATCTCATTAGTAGAAGGTAGAGGAGATGCAATCGCAGTAATTGACTTAGAGCAATACGGCGCAACAGTATCAAACGTAACAGCAGCAGCTGGAACGGTTAATTCTTCTTATGCAGCAGCTTACTGGCCTTGGTTACAAACACAATCTGCTACAGGTAAGAACGAATGGGTTCCTGCTTCAACAGTTATACCAGGTGTTTATGCTTTCACTGATAGTGCAGCAGCACCATGGTTCGCTCCAGCAGGTTTAGTTAAAGGAGGTATTCCTAACGTAATACAAGCAGAACGTAAAGTAAGCCGTGAGCAACGTGATTTACTATATCGTTCTAATGTTAACCCAATTGCTACATTCCCTGGACAAGGTATTGCAGTATATGGTCAGAAGACTTTGCAGAAGAAAGCTTCAGCTTTAGATAGAGTAAACGTTCGCCGTTTATTAATCGAATTGAAACGCTTCATCGGAGGTCAGGCTAACAACTTAGTATTCGAACAAAATACAATCGCTACAAGAAACAAATTCTTAGCAATAGTTAACCCTTACTTAGAATCAGTAGTTCAACGTCAAGGATTATACGCTTACAGAGTGGTAATGGATGATTCTAACAATACAGCTGATATCGTAGACAGAAATCAGATAGTAGGTCAGATCTTTATACAACCAGCTAAGACTGCAGAATTCGTAGTACTTGATTTCACAATCGAACCAACAGGAGCAACATTTGTAGCTTAATTAAAATAATTGATATTTATATAAAACAGATAATAAAATGGCAGTATTAGATTCTAACGAAATTATGTTCAGAGCCTTCGAACCGAAGGTACAGAATAGATTCATCCTATACAGTGACGCTATACCATCATTCATGGTTAAGGCAGTAACTGCTCCATCTTTTACAGATGAGGAGATCAAATTAGATCACATCAACTCTTATAGAAAGATTCGTGGAAAGAGAACCTGGGAAAACATGGATATGACATTGTACGATCCAATTAACCCATCAGGTGCACAAGCAGTAATGGACTGGGCACGTCAATCTTACGAGTCAGTAACCGGTAGAGCTGGTTATTCAGATTTCTACAAGAAAGATTTAACTTTGAATCTTTTAGGACCAGTAGGTGATATCGTATCAGAGTGGATCGTTAAAGGAGCATTTATCGTAAATATGGCCCAAGGTTCTTTGGACTGGGGTACTAGCGATGGTGTTGAATTAACAATTACCGTAGCGATGGACTACTGCGTACTTAACTACTAATCTGCCTGTAATATATATATAAAAAGAGCCCGGAGAAATATTTCCGGGTTTTTTGTTGTTTTCAAAAGTTATTTTTCATATATTTATATGAAATAACGTTATTTAAAATAAAATTTATGGATCAAACACAAAAATTCCCTACAGAAATTGTAGACTTGCCTTCGAAAGGATTATTATATCCGGAAGAGCATCCCCTAGCATCAGGTACAGTAGAAATGAAGTACATGACAGCTAAAGAAGAAGACATTCTTACTAACCAAGGCTTTATCGAAAGAGGAGTTGTAATTGACAAGTTATTACAGTCTTTGATTGTAACTAAGTTTAACTATGATGATCTTTTAGTAGGAGACAAGAATGCTATCTTAATTGCAGCAAGAGTACTAGGGTACGGTAAAGACTACGAATTTAACTATCAAGGACAGACTGAAGTAGTAGACTTATCCTTAATTGAAAATAAAGTTTTCGATGAAAGCTTATTTCAAGATAGAGTTAATGAATTTGCTTTTGAATTACCATCTACAGGTAACAAGATTACCTTTAAGTTACTCACTCACGGTGATGAGCAGAAGATTCAACAAGAGATAAAAGGTCTTAAAAAGATACAAAAAGAGTCTTCCCCAGACTTATCTACTAGATTAAAACACATGATTCTTTCTGTTAACGGAGCTACCGATACAAAGAGTATTAGAGATTTCGTAGATAATCATTTTTTAGCAAGAGATTCCCGTGCATTTAGAAAATATATCTCAGAGTTCCAACCAGATGTAGATTTGAAATTTTATCCAGAAAATGGACCAGAAGGAGGGGTTGACATTCCGATTGGAGTAAGCTTTCTTTGGCCTGACGCCAACATATAGGGTACAGATTTTTAATCAGATACACGAAATAGTATTTCACGGAAAAGGTGGATACGATCATGATACTGTATATGCAATGCCTATATGGCTACGTAATTTTACCTATCAGAAACTAAGTGAATACTTTGAAAAAGAACAAGAGGCTATGAATAAGTCTAAGAGCAAAGCACCAAGCAAATCAGCTCCTAGAGGACCTTCAGTAAGAAAACCTTCTTATAGTACTAAGGCTCGCCCATAAAGCGAGCTTTACCTATTTATATGATATAAGTACATCCAGTAAATGGCCCCAAACGATAATACACAGTTAGAAGAAGCAAGAAGACTCTTACAGGAGATTAATACCTTGAGAGCTAGAATGAATCAGCAACCGTTAACCTTAACGCCAGCTGATGCTGTACAAAATATGCAAAGTTTGCGCAATGAACTGAGAGGGGTACAATCCCAATTCGGTGAAATGGATAATACTGCAACAAGTCTTTATGATCAAGTAAGAGCAATCTCTTCGGAATTTAAAAACCAGCCAGGGGCATTGCAGAAGATTAGAGGCTCTATGAGAAAAATAACCTCTATTGCAGAAGAACTTAAAATGGAAGAACAGGGTATAAGGGATCTATCTGTAAAACAGTTAGACGACTTAGCTCAAAGACTAAAAGATAATAAAAAAATCCTTGACGACGAATCACAAAGGTTACTTAACGGAGAGGATTTATCAGAAGCTGCTCAAAATAATGTAAAGCAGATTCAAGAGTTTATAGAGGAACTAGGCGGAGTAGGAAACCTTATGGGAGGTAACTTAGATCTTGCACTAGACATGGTTAACATGGCGGAGAATCTTACCGCAGAACAAAAAGCAGCTCTTTCTAACTACATAGATCAAGGAAGTGCAATTAGTAGTATTGCAGGAAAGATAGAAGAAACAAAAGGAAAGCAAAAAGAAGTTAACAAACTCTTAGGAGTTGGAGGCGCGGTTATAGGCGGAATGGAAGGTCTGATGGGTAAGTTAGGAATCAGCGGTGGAAGATTCGGCGATGCTGTTAAAGAAGCTAAAGTTAGGATGGAGGATACTGCTACAGCAATTCAATCTGGAGCTCAATCTGGAGGAAAGCTAACAGTACTAATGTCAGGTTTAGGTCCATTAGCAAAAGGTTTTGGAGCGGCATTATTAGATCCTTTATCTATAATACTTAAGATAGTAGACGCTTTCTTTAAAGTAGATAAAGCAAGTACAGAAGTACAACGATTAACAGGTCAGAACTCAGATGCAATAGCAGGAGCAAACTTTAGATATGCTACTTCGGTAGACTACCTACAGACAATAGCTGAGCTTACAAAGCAGACTGGCATGAGTGCCCAAAACATATTCTCACCTCAAGTTATAGCAGGAGCTGCTGAATTAAAAAATACAATGGGACTTGCTGCTGATGAAGCAGGAGGTCTTGCAATAATGGCCCAGACTACTAGCGGGGATATTGATAAAACAGTTGATAGTATAGTAGACCAAACAAGTGCTTTTAATAAAGCAAATAGATCTGCAGTTAATCAAAATCAAGTTTTAAAAGATGTAGCAAAAGCATCAGATGGAATTAAAGCTTCTTTAGGAGGCAACCCAAAAGCATTAGCTAACGCAGCTTCAGCCGCTCGTAGACTTGGAATGGAACTAGGACAGATAGATAAAATAGCAAGTTCCCTTTTAGATTTTGAAGATTCTATTTCAAAAGAAATGGAAGCTGAATTACTTATAGGAAAAGATTTAAACTTAAACAAAGCTAGAGAGTTAGCTTTAAATAACGACTTAGCCGGATTAGGTAATGAGTTATTTAAAAATGCAGCAGATATTAACGAATTCGGCAATATGAACCGTATTCAACAAGAATCATATGCCGCTGCATTAGGTATGACTAGAGATGAATTAGGAAAAATAGCATATCAGAAAGCTATTGAAGCCGGAATGACAGAAGAACAAGCTGAAGCTGCCGCCGGTGTTAGAGCAGAAGATATGAAAAGAGCAGAAATTCAAGAACAACTCCAAAAATCTGTTGATAAACTTGCACAAGCATTTGCACCTCTTTTAAGTATAATAGGAGACATTGTCGGTATTATAGCCCCTGCTATTCAAATATTAGGAGGTATTGTAGGATATGCTGTTAAGTTTTTAGATACATTAGGTATTATAAAACCTTTAATTATAGGTATTGTGGCTGTAATGGCTGCAGGTAAGATAGCAAGTTTCTTTGGGTCCGCAACATCAGGAGCTATGAAGTTCATGGACTCAATAAAAGGAATGAAATTCTCTTTTAGTGGAATGATGGACTCAGTTAAGAGCTGGGGATCAGGGATTAAAGACGCTTTCAAAGGAGGAATGTCAGGCGCAGGTAAATTAGCTGACACAGTAAAAGATAAAGGCGCAGACGTAACAAAAGACGCTGCAGGTAGGTTTAGAGATGCTAAAGGTAGATTCGCTAAAGCACCAGGAGCAGATAAAGCCGCAGATGTAGCCGGTAAAGCAAAAGATGGTATAACAGGTAAAGCTGCAGATCAGACAGGAGATTTAGCCGATAAGACTAAAGGTGCAGAAGGAGAAGGACCGGGAGGATTTTTAAAATCATTAGGTGACGGGTTAGCATCAATTGGTAAACAATTTGGTGATGTAGTAAAAGGTGCATTAGCTATAGGAATTGCCGGTCTAGCTTTAGGCGGTTCATTTGCATTAGCTCTCAAAATGGTAGACGGTGTTGATCCGGTTTCTATGTTAGCATTTGCTACATCTATAGGAATCTTTGGAGCATCGTTAGCATTAGTAGGTAAGTTAGGAAATGACGCAATTAAAGGAGCTATTGCAATGGGTATAGCAGGGGTTGCCTTGATACCAGCAGCATACGCATTTAGCCTTATGGCAGGAGTGGATCCAATGTCAGTATTAGCTTTATCAGGAAGTTTAATAGCTTTAGGTATAGCTGCTGCTTTAATGGGTAATTTAGGAGGGCAGATAATAATGGGGGCTCTAGCTTTAGGTATATTAGCATTAGCTTTAATACCGGCAGCCTACGCTTTCAGTCTTTTAGGTTCAGTAGACCCAATGTCAATAATGGCTATGACAGGAAGTTTAATAGCTTTAGGAGCAGCTGCCGCACTTATGGGAATGACAGGACCTATGGTAATAGCTGGAGCATTTGCAATAGGTATATTAGCATTAGCATTAATACCAGCTGCATATGCCTTCAGTTTACTAAAAGGAGTAGATACAGGTTCTATAATTGCATTCTCAATTGCACTACCTCTATTAGCATTAGCTACAGCAGGGCTAGGACTTGTAGCTCCATTTATAATGGCTGGAGCCGCTGCATTAGCAGTATTAGGGTTAGCTTTAATACCTGCCGCAGCAGCATTCGGTATAATGGCTGGAGCAGATATACAAGGAGTAGTAGATAAACTTTCAATGTTAGCTGTAATGGGCCCTGGTTTAATTATGGCTGGAATAGGTTTAATGGCAGCCGCCGGAGGATTAGCATTCTTTGCTGCTGCTTTAGCAGGTGGAAGTTTAATGTCAGGACTTACTTCATTATTTACAGGTGGAGGAATTATAGAAGATCTTCAAAACTTAACAGCTATGGCAGGACCGCTACAATCAGTAGCAGGTTCATTAACAATGATTGCCGCAGCACTAGGGGGAATCGGAGCTGCTTTAGCTACATTAGAGACTGAAAAGTTAGAGGAGATGCAATCACTTATTAAAACAGCAGCTTTTGCAGCACCTGCAATAGCAGCAGTAGGAGCAATAGGAGATTTTATATCAGGTATTACCGGTGGAGGAGAATCCGAAGGAGGAAAATCAGAAAGTAATGATAAGTTAATTGCAAAAATCGATGAATTGATAGTTGCAGTTAAGCAAGGTAAGAATATTAACATGGACGGTAGAAAGGTAGGCGGTACATTACAACAAGTTGCTACCAATACATAATAACAAACTATTTATAAACGAACTAATAAATTAAAAACAATGAAAGGAATTTTAGACAATCAAACTCCAAATTCTAGATTAGGATTGAAGGGTAAGACTCCAAAAGTACCAGTAGGTGCTACAGGAAAATCTACTCAACATAAGACCTCTTCTATTAACAACGTACCAGAGTTTACTAAAGCGACATCAGGTTTAGACCTAAACGGTGCTACACCTTCTAAGTATTTAGATAATCCTCCAGTTTAAGCATGCCTTTACTACCTCTTCAGACCAATCTTAAGAGCTTAAAGTACGGAGATGCAGGACCTTATATCGAAAAAGATATAAATAATCCACCTCGGTATAATGTACTAGGTAATGAAGTAACTGCACGAGTAGATGATCTTAGACGAATAAGTAAACTACTTGTAGATACTCCTGGATTAAAGTGGACTTTACATCAAGCAGAGTTAAACTTTGCTTTCAATGAAAAGAAAGGCTTTGGGAGAAAGTTACTCAATACGTTAGGCAATACCGCAAAAGTCATCGGGAGTACTTTAGCACAAGTACCTGTTAATGGAACGGGTACCCACTTTGTTATTGGCTTTGGAGGAAATGAATACTTAAAGCAAGGTGGACAAAGAAGTACATGGTTAGATAGGTTTTTAAAGACTACAGCAGGTACCGGAGGAGTAAATGGAGCAAAAAGTGTCTTAAACGGTAAGAATGTAATCCTTGACCATAGAGGTGAAGAGGGTTACAGACCTATGATAGATACTCAGTTTACTGATGAGATTGAGTTTAAGGATGCCCGACCTATTGATATTGCACAAAGCTATATTAAAAAAGATGGTGGACTACTTGCAAGAGAGAACGGAAAAGTAATAATAGATAATACTGGTGTAGATGGGTATATAGCACCAAATCAAGGTTTAGATAGGACTGATCAAGAGTTTAAAAAAGACACTGATACTACCTATGTAAAACAGGATGGTAGGGTATTAATAAAGGGTTTAGCAGGTACAGGCGCACAATCAGCCGGTATACCAACAAGACTTGATAGTGAATCCCCAGAAGCTGCAAGAGAGAGGTTAACACCGTTAGCTGATGCAAAGGAAGTTGGTAGAACAGGTAGAGGAAGTTTTGAATTTAGTAATCAGGATACCTACGATGTTACTGCCGCTCAAAGAAGAGATAATAAAGACCCATTCCAGAAATCTACAAATAAACTAAACCCACAAGAGGGGGAAGTAGGAAATAAGACACCTAAGATTGCTGTTACCCCAAAAGAGAATAAGTTAGAACCTTATATACAGACAAGCGGAGAAGTAGTACAGGGAGATAAAGCACCCGGTAAAGCGCCTTCTACTTTAAATTTTGCTGATGAAGGCAAGTATCAAAAGAACGTAGGTGATAACGCAGTATTAAGAGATTTTAAACAAAAAGGAACAGGAGGAGCAGGTAGCTATTCAACAAAAAGTATTGCTGCTAAAGATAGTGTACGTAAAGAAAAAGAAGTAGCTGGTACAAATATAGAAAGGAATGAGGAAATGATACCTTTTACTTTTACTATTGTAACACCAGAAGCTAAAGAAACATTACATTTTTGGGCATTTTTAGATAGTTTATCAGATACATATAGTGCTACATGGAATGCACAAAGGTTTGTAGGACGAGGTGAATCTTTTTACAACTACGGAGGCTTTGATAGAAAAGCATCACTAGGATTTAAAGTAGCAGGTTCAAATTATGAAGAACTAGTAAGATATTACGAAAGACTTAATAAACTAGCCTCAGCTACAGCACCAACATACGGTTCAGGAGCTATTTTTATGAGAGGGACTTATGTTATATTAGACATAGGAACGTATTTTCATAACCAGCCGGTACTTTTTAATAGTGTAGGAATAACTTGGGATCTTGGTACGCCATGGGAAATAGATGCAGACCTAGAAGGAAAATCAGAAATACCTCACGTACTGAATGTTGCTCTAGATATGACAGTAATACATACATTTACTCCACAAGTAGCGCAAACAGGTAAAGAATACTTTGGATTTAAGCGATAAATTTCGTAAATTAAGATAATGAATAGATATCAATTTATAAAAGAATATAGAACGGCAGAAGGAATGCGATACAAACGTAACCCTATCTATCCTGATATTCCGGAACATGAAGATGATTTCTATGTTATAACCACAGGTGGAGATCGTTACGATACTCTAGCCTTACAATATTACAAAGATGCATCCTTATGGTGGATTATAGCAAGTGCAAATACACATAGCAGGTTTAACTTAATACCGACACCAGGAGTACAGCTTAGAATTCCTCATGATAGAGACGCTGTACTACTATCCTTTGAAAAGGTAAATAGAGAACGATAATGGCAAAGTTTTTAGGAGGCAGTTTACAGCCAGGTGTATCGACACAACTAACCGCGAGATCAACCGCTCTAAAAGCGAAAGACTATACGAGTATGCTTTCCTCAATACACGGTAACAGTGCTTTCATAAACCTATACTCAAGTGTAGACGGGTCTGATTATTCTGCACAAGATTTTAAATTAGAAGGAGGAATAGCTTTCCAAAATGATAGGATAACAGGAGACCCGGTAGGGTATAAACTTACAGCCGCCGGGGATGATGAAAGATTATTTACTCCACGTCCCGGTATTGTAGATGCAAAAGTAAAAACGAAAGGAACGTTTGGAGCTTTGAGAGATGTAGAGATTACAATTAAAGCTTACAACGTAGGGGATTTAGATGTAGTCTATAACTTATATTGTCGCCCAGGATTTAGTTTTCTTTTAGAATGGGGACACTCTTTATACATAGAGGACGGCGGAACTCAGAAGACAATGCAACATAGAGCAGCTGCTAATAAATTTTTAGCTGGAGGGAAGTACGAGGATATTATGGCAGAAATAAGAGAAGGTAGGACAAAAACTTTTTATAATTACGATGCTATAGTTGCAATATGTAAGAACTTTAACTGGACTTTTAACGCGGACGGTACATATGATATTAACCTAATGTTAATATCAAAAGGTGAAGTAATTGAGTCTATTAAAACATCCTTTGACCCTCATATGGTTGAAAAAAGCGCAGCTAACCTAGCTGCAGGTTTTAATGATAAATCTGAAAGAAAAAGTTTACTACACTTTTTTTGTAAACGTTTAGAGTTAGCTCAAGCAGACGGTGAGAAAAAGGGGCAAGCCGTTATAGATACATTAACAGCAGGAAAAGCAACCGGATTAGGATCGTTACTAAAGGCTGAAGATTTATATATAGCCGCTGCACCTGGATTTGATATAAAATCACCTACAAGTTTCTTTGATGATACAACTACCTTTATTTACATTTCACTAAGAACAGTCTTAGCTATTCTTAATACATCAATGATGTGGGTAGGTAACGATCAAAGAGCTGTAAAATTTAAAACACAACCCGGCAAAAATGGTTATAATGGATTTTTTACACACCAATGGCATCATAGTATTAACCCATTTGTTTGCGTAACTCCTAACCTAAATAAAGAAAATCTTTTTTTTGAATCAAAACCAGCAGGTAAATCCCTTCACCCAGGAATAACAGCCGCCGCTGCTGCACAAGATGATATACTAAATATATGTGTTTCTAATTTATACCTTTACGAAAAATTAGATGCAATTTACGATGATGACCAGGTAAAAGAAAACGAACCAGGTGTTCTCGATGTACTAAAGACGATACTAGGTGGGGTAGGAGAAGCACTAGGTGGAGTTAATGAATTCGATGTAAACTACGACGAAGATACAGACGAGTGGGCTATTGTAGATAGAAAATGCAAAATTCAAGGAGAAGCATTAAACGCTGTTAAAGAAATAGACTTAATAGGGTTAGGTTCTTTTGCCTACGATATTAAAACTGAATCTAAAATTACAAATAAGTTAGCAAGTCAAGTTTCTATTGCCGCTCAGGCATCTGGAACAGGAACTAAGCAAAACGTAGCAGAAATGTTACAATGGAATAGAGGACATACTGATAGAATATTTCCAAGAAAAAGTGAAAACGCATCTGAAGTAAAGAAAGGAGATGATACTGCTGCTAAAGACGCAGAAACAAAAGCAGAATGGAATGATAGATGTAAGGAAGCATTTGATAAATTTAACGGTACAGGTCTTTTTACAGACCAACAATACGACCCAGATTTATTTAAAGGTATACAATCAGGTCATCAGCAATACCAATCACGGTTAGTTCCTATGATATGTAGTCAAGAGAATATGCCTTCTCCTGGAACAATACCTGTAGAACTATCTTTTACCTTACACGGTATTGCAGGATTTAGAATAGGTGAAGTATTTAAACTTTCTGCAAATTCAATGAAAATACTACCTAGATCTTATTCTAATGAATCGATAGGTTTTATTATTACCAGAAATGACCATAGTATAGGAGATAGTGGTTGGAAAACTGAAGTAGGAGCTTTAATGTACAACTTAGCAAAAGCACCAAAAATCGATACCGCTGCACTATCTAAATTTGCTGCAACAGCAGGAACAGTTCAACCTCTACCACCACCGGTACCAAAAGACGATGGAACACCAGTAGATCCAAATGCTACAGATAAGTTACAGAACCAAACTGCTTTAGGAACAAACGTTTCTTATAATGCAGTAAAAGCAGCTGTTGAGAAAAAGAAATATATCTGGTATAGCGGAGAGTTGCAATTAAATATTGTTGGTGTTAGAAACACAGCAGGACAGGTTAGTGATGGAGCAGGAGGTGTAAAGCACCCATTAACCAACAGGTTTACCGATGTTGTGATTGTAGCATGGATAGAAGGCGGAAAACAGTTTGCAGAAAGCTACCCAGCAACTACAGTACCAGGAGCAAGCTGGTCTTTATCTACAAATAGTAAATTTGCTACATCAACAGGTAAAAATCCAAATGGAGTTGGTATTATGAAAGAGAAGCAATTTATAAACCAGTATACAAGAGGTATGCACCATGGAGGTAGTAAAGTACCGCATAGCGCTTTAAGATCAGTTTCAGGACAATCTGCACACAGAGATAAGAATTATAGTGATAACTGGCTTACTTTAGCAATAACACCAGAAAAGAAATTAGGGGCTAATATGGCAGGTCTATTCCAAGATGGAGGAGGCATGCAACTACATAACTCAGGAGCATCAACTGCCGCAAACAAAACGGTTGATAACTGGTCAGCAGGCTGTCAGGTATTTGCAAATCAGAAACAACACAACAGGTTAATGGAACTAGTAGGTAAGAGTGAGAAAGCAACAAAATCTAATAAGTTTTCCTATGTACTCCTTAATAGTAAAGAGATAAAATTATAGAATGGCAGATATTAAAAGTGACATACTAAGCTACGTACCAGGTTCTCAATACGTTATTGAAGCACTTGGACAATCTACTGGAGAAGCATCTAATGAGTATGCTAAGTATACCGATATTTTAAATCAACCGGTAGAGGATTTAGTAGGTGTTGCAACTTCGTGGGGAAGTAAGTATAAATTAGCTTTAGATGATTTACTGAAAGGTAACTTTGCTAAAGCTACACTTCTTATTGAAAATATAGGATCAAATCCTGCATATAATATGGTAGCTCCAGGCCTTAAGAACAAATCTTCGGAAGCCTTCTACTACCCTAAACCAACAGAAGAAGATTACATACAAGGATCTTTTAGAAGATACTTTTTGCAGGATGTAAGAAATAGTGAAATAAAGGAAATAACATCTGAAACATATAAGAGTATTGCCGATAAAGGATACTACAGGAGAACTAAGATAGAGTGGAACCTCCTAGGACCCTCCGAGGATGAAATAGTTAATGGGTATAGTTACCCTGGAGCAATAGCTAGGAACAGAGACGTTGTTTCACAAGCAGAAGAGGCAATACCTGGTATGACTGAATTTCTTTCTGATCTAAAGCAATTTGTAGTCGAAGAAGCTTCTAAATTTAAGCAAATAAAGAAAGAAAAGAACGAAGTAACTACCTTAGAAACTCAAGGACTTACCATAGTTAGCGCAACTAGTAAAAAAGTAATAGAAGAAGAGCAACTACCAGCTCTTCCTGAATTGCCTCAATCAGAAGCAAACGCAGGAGAAGCTGCAGCAACCGAAGGAACTCAAAGCGCTGAAACTACATCAGCGTATGCTAAATCGTTAACATGGTATCAAGCACAAGTAGGTAACCCTAGTGCAGAAAGATCATGCGGATCATTTACACCGGTTAGTATGAAGATTTATAACCAGGAAGGACCTTTAGTAGATGATGAAGGAAACCCTAAGAAAGACATTTACTACTATAGAACTAAAAACGCTGTTAAGGGAAACAAATACTTCCCGATTAGAAGAATACCAAACCTAAATCCAAAGATACAATCACCAGAATCTTACGAACTTTACTATACTATTCGCGTAGAAGGATACGGTGACTATACTGCAAAGATTGATAGGGAAGGAAAACTTTACGACATTAAGCAATGTTAAGTTTGATCTTAACAGATTAGTTCGTATATTAAGTAAAAGGTTATAAGAAATGTTTTATATAGTAGAAAATAAACAGCAGCTTGATAGGCTCCGTAGTTACCCGGATATTGATGTCTACGTAGATGTAATTTCATCTAATGACTACTTCCATCCTAAATTTACAACAACCGTAGCAATCTACATAAGACCTCTAGATGACTCAGGAGGCTACATTATACCTATAGACCATGATGAAGGTTTAAATGTTAGTAAGGAAGAAGCTTTTGACCTCTTAAAAGCATACAAAAGGATTTATGTACTAGATAAGAAAAACCTGCTTTACCACTTCCCACTTGTAGATGCAGTAGATATAAACCTATGGAGAGCTTTTTGGTACTACGATAAAATAGAACTCCCAAGTAAAATATCAACAATAAACTGGTTTTATAATAGGTTTAAAGACTTTGATAATATTAATCAAATAATACCGTTATCTAAATTACACGAACAAAGTGAAAGGGTATTTGATGCAATAGAGAAGTATATAGAAGAACCTAAAGAAGATACTTTTAAGTTCTACAACGATGTTGCTGTTAAGGTATTTTACTTACTAGAACAACACGGACTTCGAGTAATATATCAACCTTTTGTAGACTTATTTAAACCAAATACACCTAAGTATAATATAAAGGATAATATTACATACACGTATTATAACCTCTATAATAGTACATCAAGACCTACTAACGCTTTTAATAGTGTAAACTTCGCAGCTATACCTAAAGGAGAAGAGTTTAGAAAAGCTATTATACCACAACACGATTGTTTTGTTGAATTTGACTTTGACGGGTACCATTTAAGACTACTATCAGAACAAATCGACTTTAAAATAGAAGGTGAATCAGCTCATAAGGCCTTGGGTAAGTATTATTTCGGCAAAGAAGGCCTAACAGAAGAAGAATACGCTCAAGCAAAACAAATTAACTTCCAGGCTATATACGGAAGAATACCAGACGGATATAAGAACTTAGAGATATTTGTGAAATTAACTAAGTACATAGACCGGTTATGGGATGAGTTCTCTAAGGGGGTAGTAAGAACTCCTATAAGTAATAAACCCTTTAATAAGCACCTTAAGGAAATGCATCCGCAGAAACTTATGAATTATATCATGCAATCGTTGGAAACTGCAAGAAATGTTCTTATCTTAAAAGAAGTGCTAAAGTATCTTAGAAATAAGAAAACAAAAATAGCTCTCTATACTTACGACGCAATATTATTTGATTATGCTAAAGAAGATGGAGAACATATAATAAATGAATTAGCTTTGATACTAAGTGAAAATAAAAAATACCCAGTTAAAATAAAAACATCTGAAAACCTGGTTTTGTAAAACCTTTTAATATTTATATCTACACAATGGAAAATGTTATGTTTCAACATCGATTCGATTACGATATCGATCAAATATATTTAACTGAGGATATGAGTAATAAGCTGTTTTGCACCTTCTCTACAGGAGAGGAACTAGAGGCGACATTAGAAAATATAGTACAAAAATATAGAATCATCTATAATAAAATATTCGTTTTATATTCTAAAAGTCAAGACGAGTATATCTGCACCTATAATGTAGATTTTGGTAATGTTTCTAATTTTATTGATAATACTATTTTAGTACATCGAAAGAAAGAAGCAAATACCCTGTATACGATTAACGCTCTCAATACACTAATTAAGGAACTTAATAACGGAGTATTAGATACTACTTTTAAAATTAACTGGACGGACTACAAAAACTGTATTCTATTAACGAAGGGTCCGGAATTAAAAAGAGTAAATACCAAATTATTTAAGATCGTAGAGTTGGAGAATTGAGATATATTTCGTATCTTAAATAAGTTATAAACAATTAAAGTTATATTATGAATCTAGATGCAATCAAAGCAAAGCTGTCTGCGTTAAACAACGGCGGACAAGAAAGAGAGAAGGTAGACTATACAGCTACTTTCTGGAAACCTGAAAACGGTAAAAGCACTATTCGTATTGTACCTTCCATGTACGATCCTAATCTTCCATTCAAGGAAGTGAAGTTTCACTATGGAATTGGTAAATACCCTATGGCCGCTTTATCTAATTTTGGAAAACAAGATCCTATTGAAGAGTTTATTAAGGAATTAAAGAAGACTTCAGATAAGGATAACTGGACATTAGCCGGTAAACTTAACCCCAAGACACGTATTTTCGCACCAGTTATTGTAAAAGGTGAAGAAGATAAAGGTGTTCGTTTATGGGGATTTGGTGTAACAATCTACAAAGCGTTATTAGCATTAGCTCAAGACGAAGAAGTAGGAGATTACACAGACGTAATGAATGGATGGGACCTAGTAGTAGAAGTTGCTCCAGGTAACCCGTACCCAACCACATCGGTTCGTATTAGACCTAAACAAACTCCGTTGTCAGATAATGCAGCGCAAGTTGATTTATGGTTAAAGAACCAACCACACCCTGTTGAGATTCATACTCAATACGATTATGAGTTCATTAAAAAGCAGTTACAAAATTACTTAACACCAGGATCAGCAGAGGACGAAACTCCTTCAGCACCAGCTCCTGAAGTATCTAATTCCTTAACTCAGACTTTAGGTAGTCACGCAACTGATTTCTCTTTAGAGACTTCAACTCCAGGAATTAAAGACACGGTAAGTAAATTTGATGACCTTTTTAACGAATAAAATAAATGGCAAAAAGCGCAACAGCAGAAAAAGCATCTGCTATAGTAAAGAGTGGATTTAATCTAGGTAATTTCAAGAAGAAGAAAGGATTTGCTAATGCTTCGGTAAAGTTTAAAGAGCAAGGGTGGATACCTTTGTCAAAAGCCTACCAAGATATTACTTCTATGCCAGGTATACCTACAGGTCATATTACCTTATTAAGAGGTCATAGTGATACAGGTAAGACTACAGCATTATTAGAAGCAGCAGTATCTGCTCAAAAGCTAGGAATTCTACCGGTATTAATTATCACGGAAATGAAATGGTCTTGGCAACACGCTAAGGAGATGGGTCTACAGTTTGAAGAAGTAATAAACGAATCAACTGGGGAGATTACAGACTACGAAGGCTTCTTCCTCTATTCAGATAGAGGTACGTTGAATACTATCGAGGATGTAGCATCTTATATAGCGGATCTTTTAGACGAAC